TCGGACTTCCGGGCCGACCGGCACATCGTGGAGGTGACGGTCTGATGCCTGGGGATAATTCCACGCCCGACGCGGAGCGAAACGGCTGCCAGGAGGAACGAGGTAGTGATCAAACGAGTCGGGTAATGGTCGACATCGAAACGGTCGGCCTACAACGCGGGTCCGCCATCGTGGAGATTGGGGCGGTGCAGTTCGCTCCCGGTGGGTCCATCGGTGAGACGTTTTACCGTTCGGTGAGTCTGACAAGTTCGCAAGATGCGGGCCTCACTATCGACGCCGACACGATAGAATGGTGGCTCGGTGAGAACCCCGAGATAGCGGGCGACGTGCTCGTCGGTGGCAACGACCTCCGGGAGGTTCTGGCCGACTTCGCCACATGGTATCTCGAAATCGGCCCCGACGAAGTCTGGGCTAACTCGCCGTCGTTCGACTGCGAGATGCTGGAGCACGCTGGCGAGAAGGTCGGCGTCCCGATGCCGTGGGACTTCTATCAAGAGCGTGACGTTCGGACCCTCGACGCCCTGGATCACAGCGTGGAGATAGAGCAGGAAGGAACAGAGCACAACGCGCTCGACGACGCCCTGTACCAGGCACGGCTCGTATCTGAGATTCTTGAGTCGCTCGGAGGTGAGCGAGATGCCGAGTGATAGGTCCGTAGACAGTTCCAAACACGCGGTCTACTTCCGGACCGGGGAGCTCGCGGCCATCCTCAACTACCTTCGGTTCCAGTCGGACGAGGACGACGTCGAACCCGTCTACTGGCGAAGCCGAAAGGGCGCCCTGATCGAGGAGCTCTCCGAGCGGTGTGACTTTCGACTCCGGAAGCGCGACCAGCTCGAGGCGGTCGAACTTCGGCACGTCAGGGACCGACTGCGGGAGGTGACGGCCTGATGCAGTGGAGCGACATCGAGTGGACCGACGCCACGTGGGGCGTCGTCCACGGCTGTACGCGCGTGTCCCGCGGCTGTGAGAATTGTTACGCCGAGCGCATCTCGCGGCAGTACGGCCACACCGAGCACCCCTGGGAGCCCGAACACGCCGAGGACGTCGTCCAACTAAAACCCGAGAAGCTCGACGAGCCGCTGTCGTGGCCGGCGACCTCCCCCCAGGACTGGGGGACGTTCCCCTACGCAGACCACGACGCGCCGCCGAGTGGCGACCACCCCGTCCGAGTGTTTGTGAACTCCATGTCGGACCTGTTTCACTCGCAGGTTCCGGAGTCGTTCATCGCGGACGTGCTCGAGGTCTGCCGGCAACGTCCCGAGCACGTCTACCAGATCCTGACGAAGCGCCCCGGGCGGGCCGCGCACCTCGATCTCGACTGGCCCGAGAACGTCTGGCTCGGGACCAGCGTCGAGGACGCCGACGTCGTCGAGCGGATCGACTTGCTGCGTGACGCCGACGCCGAGACGCTGTTCGTGTCGTTCGAGCCGCTGCTCGGCCCGATCGAGTGGGTCGACTTTACCCGGATCGACTGGGCGATCGTTGGCGGTGAGAGCGGCCCCGACGGCCAGCGCCGAGAGATGGATTCGGCCTGGGCCCGGGAGTTGCACGAGGCGTGCATCGAGCAGTCGGTGCCGTTCTTTTTCAAGCAACATTCCGGGCGCCACCACGGCGCCGAACGGTATCTCCACGAGGCTGAGTTCGGGCTTGGACGAAAATTCGAGGAGTACCCCGCACTCCCGGAGTCTACGCGAGCGCTCATCCCGGAGGTGACGCAGACCCATGCCGACTAACCTGCGAACGGTCCTTCGCGATCCCGTTTTCGTGGGGCTCGTGGCGCTGACCAGCCTGTTCCTGTTCGGGATGGGCGTCCTCAGCCTTCTCGTGGTCGTGGGGGTGATGGGCTGATGGCCTGCCAGGATACCGACCCCCGCGCCGGCGCCCATCGCCACCAGGACGGCCAGGTGGTCGTCTGCCCGCCGTGGAGCGACGACGAGGCCGACGCTCACGTCCAACAGCAGTGGGACGATCGGGCGCCCGAGGAGTGGGAGGGCCACTCCGTCCGGGCAGCCTGGCGCGAGGCCGAGCACGCCTGGACGGCTGGCGACTCTTACGCGCGCCGGCACCACGAGTCGGGGATGTTGCTCATCGCCTGCGTCGGCATCCTCCAGACGGCGGTCCGCGCCCCGACGGCCGGCACCCCGCGAGACCAACCCGACGAGGTCGTCGGCGGTGATTCAGTCTCGTGACGCAGATGTTGGCATCCAAGACCGTCAGACACGGCGGTATGTTTAACCGGCGACGGGCAAATGGATTCGGACATGACCGAATAAAAAGACCCGTCGCTAACGGAAGCGACCGCACCGCAGAACGAGCTGGTGAGACACCTTGTTCTGGGGGCGCGGACCTCTTAATAGTTAGCCCTTTCGGGAGTGGCGACGCTGGGGTTCGCGAGCGGCGTCCGCGAGCGGTGGGTCGGGCGGTCACCAGCCCGATCATGCCCAGACCCCGACAGCAGTGTGTCGGTCGGCCAGCGCGCCGGCCGATCGGCGAGCCGATGGTGCGCAGGACCAGGAGCGGGAGCGACGGCGTTGTCCACATCGATAGGGGGGTCCGCGCGTGAGCGCAGGCCTGACGCTTACTCGGCAGGCGCCTGCCGACGGCGTCGTCCTGGAACTTGGCGACACGACGCCGTCCGACCTACACCACGATCTCGCGAGCACGTGGTCGATCCGGGAGGCCGCGGTCGACGCCGTCCGCGACCTTGCCGCCGGTCACGACTTGGCGTCGTTCCTGGACGTCCTCGAGGAGCGCGGGATCGAGGCGCCAACGCATGCCCTCCAGTCGCTCGCGGTCGGGATCGCCCGTGGCGACGTGCGGAAGGCCTGGGCGTTCGTCGACGCTCTCCCGCAGTTGGGCCAGGGCCGGTCTCCGTTCGACGCCGCCCTGTCGCTTCCCCGGCTACTGTCCGCCGGCGACGCCACGCCCACGATTGCCGTCCATCTCGATCGAGCGTGGTTCGACGACGTCCGTCGCGACCAGCGCGAGGCGATGTGTCAGTACCTCGCCACGCTCGCGCAGGGGTGTGACGTCCGGATCGTGGCCGGCGGGATCGAGCAGCGCCGGCTCGCGACCGAGCACCGCGCGGACCTGCCCCGCGTTGACGAGCAGTGCAACACACGGGGGGATGGGCCACCCACCGCCGAGACGGTCGCCGCGGCCCGCGATCGGCTGGAGCACGACGGGCGACAGGTCGAGATCCTGCGGGAGATCGCCGACGCCCCGAGCGAGACGCGGACGTTCTCGACACTCTACGAGGAGATTTCGGTGTCCGAGAAGACCGTCAGGAGTCACCTCATCACGCTGGACGACCTCGACCTGATCGACAAATATGACGCGCTGGGGGACGGCAAGGAGGCCGATTTGACGCCGGCCGGTCGGGAGTTCATCGACACGCTCGACAGCGAAATCGGCAGACAGCGGCGGCTTTCAGATTGCGTTGACGAGACCCCAAATCCGTCCGACAATGCCGTGTTATCCAGCGCGCACACGGGAGGGGGGACCGGAGGGGGCCACGTCCGCCACCGGCTGCCCGCACTCCACACCACGGAGTTCATGAGCCGCACGGAGACCGTTCAGGCCGCTCACACCCCGCCGGAGGGTGGTGTCGCGGTGGTCGATCACCCCGTATCTCCCGCTGAGGACCGGGCGACCGGGGGCTGGAGCTACGACTCGGCGGCTGATCGGCTGGTCGTGTCCGCCGAGTTTGACAACCCCCTCCAGTACTGGGTGACTGTTGCAGCGGCGTTGACGAACTGGCGGACCTGGGAGTACGTCCTCGACGAGGACCGCCTGGAGCGGGAGAACGTCGACGAATTCATCACCGACCAACCGGACTACCTGCGGGCCACCCGGTGTCTGGGCTACCTCGCCGACGACATCGAGGACGCCACGGCCTACGTCGAGGCCCTCGAGGACGCCCGGGACGACCTGTTGGAGTTCACGGGGGAGTACCACGACAAGAAGCCGGAGCTGTCCGAGGACGAGATCGCGCGGATTCGGTCAGACATCACCAAGCAGGCGCTGGGGCTGGCCGTGAATGTCACCCATCTGCTCGACCTCGCCGACGTCGACGTCGCTCGGGAGGTCCGTCTCCCCGAGTTCTGCCGGAACTTCGACGCCGAGCGGGTCGAGACGATGGCGGGGACGATCGCCATCGGCAGCGCGATCATGTCCCGCTACGGCCACCACGTTGCCTACCGTCACCTGTTCGAGCACCGCGAGGACAAGCGCCGGCAGGTCTTGGAGCCGACCGTCGACGCCGCCGATCCCGACGGCGGGCTTATCGGGAGCTGGGTTCTCGTCGGCGACCTCGGCAACCGCGAGGCGGACCTTGCGACGGCGCTCGAGGAGGCACTCGCCAACCCAACCGACCTGCACGAGGATGCCCCGGAGTTTGGCGTTCCGATCCCCGTCGAAGTCGAGCACCCCCGACGGCAGTACGCCGCCGTCGTTCGGCGGATGTGTCGGGAGCGAAACCTCAGGCCCACCCGGGAAGCCGTCTCGCTGTTTCAGGCTCTGACGGCCACGCCGTACGACGCCGTCGACGCGATCGCCCGACTGGACACCGAGGAAACGCCGCGGGAGATCCGCGTCGACGAGGTTCGGTACGCCATCGCCCACCTGGACGCCGACCGGCTGCTCGGGGACGCCACCCCGACGCCCAGGGCCGTCACGGCGGCGCTGCTCAGGGCCGACGAACCGCTGTCCCGGGCCGATCTCGCCGCCCGGGCCGGTGTCTCGACCGAGAGTCTCCGGCAGCATCTCCCCAAACTCGTCGGCCTCGGCCTCGCGACGGAGACGCCGGAGGGCATCCGCCTGCAGTTGTCGTTTCATACCGACGATGGACGGCGCCGGGACGTCCTGCCCCGGCCGCTGACCGACGACCTTGCTGCGCCCCAGGACCTGCTGTTCGACGTCGCCGTCGCGACGATCGACGACCGAGAGCGCTACGGCGATCCCGCGGACCCCGTGTTCGGCGTGTGGCTCGACCCACCGCCGGACGGCGCCCCCGATCTCGAGGGACTCCGTGAGACGTGGGACTGGGTCGCCTGGGGCCTACCGGTCGCCGGGGCGCTCTGTGACGTATCGCCGGCGACGCCGTCGACAGTCCGCTTCGGGGCGGCGCCGGATCAGACCCCGATCACCGATCCGACGGAGGTACCTGTACACTGATGGCCCGACTCTCACGGCAATACGACGAGTATCCCGACTGTCCGAACTGCGAGACCGACGTGTTCGTCGAGGGTGCAAACTCGGATATCGAGGACTGGCAGTGTCACTTCTGTGGCGCCGTCTGGTCCGATGATGACACCGTGTCTTCTGCCCAGGGAGGTGACGATGGCGACTGACGCTCGTGGCGAAGAGCAGGAGGACAAAGCCACCCGGGCCGAACGTCGCGAGCGATACCACGGCATCATCGAGTCGATCGACGCGAACACCAGCCTGATGCAACTCCCGTGGATTCGCAAGACGACGATCGTCCGCAACCGCAGCATGGCGGGCATATCCTACGAGAAGACTGAGCAGGGGCTTCGGGCCGCCCGGGAGAATGGTGACGTGATTAGGTGGGACGAGAGCGACGACCCGGACGAGCAGACGCTGGTATACTGTCTTCGTCGCGAATCCAAACTTGAACGGGCGGTGGCGGCCGTCGCCCAGCGCGACGAGGTCAACCGAGAACTGCTCGGGATGCTCAACCAGCACCTCGCTGCGGTCCGGGAGGACTTATGATGGGCGACGCGTCGGTCCAGGACGACGGACCACCGGAGGAGTTCGAGGAGACCCTTCGTGACCTTGCGCCAGCTGCCACCCTCGTGTACAGGGTCCTCGAACACGAGGGCGAGCTGACCCAGCAGGAGATCGCCACGGAGTCCTACCTGCCGAGCCGGACGGTCCGGTACGCGATAAAGTGCCTCGAGGCGGAGGACCTCGTCGACGCTCGGCGATCGCTCAGGGACGGCCGCCAACAGTACTACTCGGTGGCCCCGCCCGCAGAGCAAGAATAGGGGATACTGCCGGAACCACCTCCGCTAATGACCCTCTGCCCACATCATGTCACACGAACGAGCACCGCTCGCCCGACCCAGATGGGGATGAGGGCCGGCGACACAGCCGCAGCACCCTTTTCCGCATGATTCAGGAGCAAGCATTCGACCCAGCCACAGGTGCGCCGCTTTCCGAGGAGCGGCACTATCCCGATCACGGCGTCCCGTGTCGGCAACCAGAGTTCGACGCGACCGTCGCGAAGTTCTGGAGTACCGGTCGCGAGGGCGCCCTGACGAACGGCGAGCTCGTCTCGTCGCTCCAGGGCCTCCTCGGGTACTTCCGACGCGTGCAGCGTGAGCTCCGGGCCCCCAACCCGGAACTTGATCGCGCCGCCGCGACCGCCCTGCGTCGACTCAAGTCGGCGACGGACCAGCGTGGGGACCCCCGACGCAACGCCATCGACTCCATCGTCTGGTACGCCCTGGCCGAGCGCCTTGCCCGGCAGGACTTCTGGACGGCGTGGATGCTCGACGCTGCCATCCCCCGGTGTCCGCACTGTCACTCTCGGCTCAAGTTCCGGGGCGGCATCGACAACCTCGAGGGCGTCTGTGCGAGCTCGCCGTCTCGACACGGCTCGGTCGACGACGCCATTCACGAGGCCATCGCCGCCGTCTACGACGCCGCGTTCGTCGACGACGCCGACGACCGCCCCTTCGCCGAGGCCCCCATCCTGTTTTGACCCATGTCGGTAGCGCAGTTAGGCGCCTACGACCGCGTCGAGATCGATGTCCTCGGTGAGACGCTCGAAGACACCGTGATCGAAGCCGTTTCCGAGGCGACGTGGAACGATCTCGGGGCCACGGTGCTCCGAGTCGAGACCGACCGCGGCGTGTACCGCACGACTGAGGCAGAACCCATCAACGACTCCCCGGGCACATGATGAATGACGAATCCAAAACTCGTTCGACGACTCGCCGGCGTCGCCACCCTCCTGGTCCTCCTCGGTCTCATCGTCGCCGACACCCTCTACCAGAGCATCACCCTCGCCGCCACCGACAAGATGCTGCTGGTGTCGCTGGTGTCGGGGCTCCTGGCCGTCGACATCGCGGTCCAGCAGTCCTGGAGCAACGCCGCCCGGGCCGCCCTCGAGGCCGGCCTCTCCGAACTCGTGACCGGGGGCGAGGACGATGACTGACGGCCTGCTGACCGCCCACACGCTCAACGTCCTGACGATGCTATCGGGGGCGGTGTGGATCGGCGCCGCCGTCTACCTGCAGATGATCTTTTATCGGCAAGTCCGGGCCTCGATCATCCTCGTGATGGCCGGCGTGGGCGCGGCCCTGATCTTGCTGTCGACGGCGCTGGTCCTTCCCAACAGCCCTCGCCTCGCCATCTTTCTCGCGATCGTCGGGCAGATCATCATGCTGTTTCTCGGGTTGGGGTCTTGGATTCTCATCTGGCGCAAGGCCTCCCGCGGCGAGGAGATCAACCTGCTCGCGGCGCCGTGGTGACCAGCCGTACACATGCCTGAGGTCCTCGTCGAGCCCGACGACACTGCCGCCCGGATCCGGGCGTTCGTCCGTGAGCATCCGGACGTTCGCAAGGCAGAGTACGAGATCGCGGGCGACCCCGTCCAGGGTGCGTGCTACGTGCTCGCAGAGGCGTACTTCCACGCCCGCGGCGGGACCAACAGCGACCTCGAGGTGTACCGGATCGGCTGGGACGACATCTACGACGACGCCTCGGGCGCCCACTGGTTCCTCCGGGACGGCGAGGGCGAGGATGACCCCGTGATCGATCTGTCGCTACCGACTCCAGCACACGGTGACGACGTCCCCTGGAACCGGGCCCGACACCGCGCGTTCATCACCGGGTACGACCCGAGCAACCGCGCGCAGCGCGTCCTCGAGCCGCTGAATCTCGACTGATAAAACAATCAGCCCATGGACGACGACAACCGCTGTCCTGGCACGAACCGACAGGGAGAGCCCTGCGGCCACCCGGCCGGCTGGGGCACTGACAACGATACCGGGCCCTGCAAGTTCCACGGCGGAGCGAGCGAGGGCGGCGCTCGCGACGGCGCCGGCGCCCCGGAGGACAACACGAACGCCGTATCCCATGGGTTGTTCGCCCAGACTAACCGCTTCTACCAGGACGTCATCGGCGACGACCTGCGGGAGCTGTGCGACGCGATCTTCGCGGACTACCTCAATCAGTACCGGACGCGCCACGGCGACCCACCGCTGGGCCACAAGGCGCGGTTGTTCGAGATCTCGGTGAACCACATTAAGATCATCCACGCCGACAACTGGGCGGTCGACAAGCCCTCGAAGCTGGACTCGGGGAACCCGATGGTCGATCGAGAGACCGAGCAGAAGTTCGTCAAGGGTGTCGGCCCGGTCGCCGAGCACACCTACTCGGAGACGGTCGTCGTGGGCACCCAACAGAAGCTCCGGCGCGAGGATCGGGCCTGGTTGAAGGACATGGGCCTGCTGGACGACCCCGAGAGCCAGAAGGCCGACGCCGTCGGTGACCTCGCGAGCATTATCAAGGACGAATCATGAGCACGAACACTGCCTCTGGGGACTCCGAGTCGGCCCTTCGGAAGCTCTACCGAAAGTGCGCGGGGCTTCCCCGCTCCGAGCGCGTCGAGATTCTGTTTGACTTCGAGCCGACGGAGTATCAGGCCGACCTTCTTGATCACTTGGAGCAGACGGACGCCGGTCGCGGGGCACCACAGAAAGGCCGCCAGGTGGGTGCGACCATGACGGCCGGCGTGATCGGCGCCGATCACGCACTTTGGGCGCCCAAGCTGGTCGGGGAGCCGACGGACGTGCTGTTCGCGGCGCCGGGCCAGGAGACGGCCGACGAGATGTTCGAGGAGTGCAAGCAGCGGTTTCGTGACGGACCGCTCACCCTCGAGCAGTACGGCGTCATCAAGGATAACGAGCAGACCTGGAAGTTTTCCAGTGGGACGCGGGTACTCTCACGGACGCTTGGGAACGTCGGCCAGGACGAGCAGCCCGGGAATCGGGGGAAGAGCCCGACGTGCGTCATCATCGACGAGGCAGCCTACGAGCGCGACCGCGTCTACACCGAGGAGATCGAGCAGTTCTTTATCACCCATCCGGTGTACGAGTACGTCCTCTTCTCGACGCCGGCCGGCAAGTCGGGCTACTTCTACGAGAAGGTCGAGCAGGACGACGACTGGTTCAGTCCCTACTGGCCAACCCGCATCAGCCCCTATGCCCAGGAGAGCTACATCGAGGAGCAGCGGGAGAAACTCGACTCGGCAACCTTCGCCCAGGAGTACGAGGGTGAGTTTGCCGACGACGGTGGGTCGGCGATCCCTCACGAGACGCTCAACCCGAACATCAACCCGGACGCCGAGATGCTCCAGTCCCGATCGCGCTACCTGGGGATCGACCCGGCGCGCGGTGGCAAAGACGAGATGGTCGTGTTCGACCTCGACGCGGTCGGCGTCTGCCGGAACATCTGGGCGTTCGAGACGATGGACGGGCCGCGGTTCGTCGAGCTCCTCGAGATCCTCCACCAACACAAGTCTGATCTCGAGCACTGGGGGACGACGCCGGCGCCGGCGGAGGGCAGCGGCCAGACGCCGACCGACGGCTACGACATTATCCTAATCGAGGAGAACGGCGTCGGCGGGTTCGCGGCTGACTTCGCTGAGGCCGGTCTGGGATCGGTGATCCGTGTTGTAAACAGCACGAACGCCACGAAACAGAACATCTACCAGCGGCTCATCACCGATCTGGAAGACGGTCAACTGGCCCTCCCGAACAACCGGACGCTGATCCGTCAGACGACGAACCTCGAGAAGACCTTCACCCCAACTGGTAAGGCGAAGTACGAGGCGCCGTCGGGGAAGCACGACGACTGGCCGGACGGTATGGCGTTCGCAAACTGGGCGCGTCACGGTAACGGCGATCGCCTTGACGGCGTCGGGAAGACGGTCCGTCGCCGGTCGGGATCGTCGCCGACCAAAGGTAACCTCAACACATGAGCACATCACAGTCATCCGGACCGATCCGGGGTCGCGTCGAAGCGCTGGCCGAGCGGCTCTCGCAGTCGGTCGAGACGGTCACGCGCTCGAGTCGCATCTTCATCGAGAGCAGCGACGTCGACGACCTGAACCCGCCCGACGACATTGACCAGTACCACGGGTACTACCGCCAGATCGGGATCGTCCGCGGGAACATCAACCAGTTCGTCCGCGACGTTGTCGGCCCGGGCGTCCGGATCAAGGCCGACAGCGACACCACCGAGGCGTACTTCACGGGCGACTTCGGCGGCGACGCCCCTGAGTGGGCGCCAGCCGGTGGGTTCCTCGACAACTGCGCCGTCATCGCCGGTGAGCGCAACCAACCGTTCTACCCCTACCTGAAGGCGAGCGTCGTCCAGAAGTGGACGCGGGGGACCGTCCTTCACGAGTACCTCAAGAGCGAGGACGAGAAGGAGGACCCCGAGTTCCAGATCCAGGGCTTCAAGCACATCCGCCCGGAGACGGTGTCGGCCCGCACCCACAGCAACACGAACATCTTGGTCGCCCCCGACGAAACCGATCTCGACCTCGACGACGACGAGATCACGCCCCGCGACGAGGCCGCGGCGTACGTCCAGTTCGACGACCAGTCGATCGTCGGCCGGCGGAACGGGGGTATGGACGAGGACGAGGTCCCCCTCAGTCAGAACGACGTCCTCAAGCAGGTGAACGACCCCGACATCGGGGGTGACGACGCGACCGAGGACGGGATCTGGGGGACCCCGGTCCTCGAAGCCTGCGGCGAGGACTGCGAAGGGTATGTCGAGATGAAGCGCGACCTGCTCCGGGCGATCAAAACGAAGGGGTACGGTGTCTGGTCGGCCCAGTTCAACACCGAGGTCGTTGATGCCGGCGACGAGATCATCCTCACCGAGTGGTCCAACACGGAGCAGGATGATTGGGTAGATGGCGTCGACGGACTCGGTCCGGGAGACATCATCGGCCACGACGGCTCGATCGAGCTGGACAAGTGGGAGCCGGACGTCCCCGACCTCGAATACCCGCTCCAGCACCTCGTCGACGACATCCTCGCCGCGCTGCCGGCGCCGAAGTACGCGACCGCACACGGCGAGCAGATCACGCAGCACGTCACCGGCGAGCAGTCCGAAGACTACCAGGACCTCGTCGAGGAGGAGCGCAAGGCCCAGGAGCGCGACTGGACGCAGGCGTTCCGCGAGGTCGCTGATCGCCATCCGAATCTCGATCCCGCCGGGCTCGAGGTCAAGATCGCGCCGGAGGAGAGCTCCAACCCCGTCGCTCAGCTTGAGGATGAGCAAATCGAGAAGATGGAGCAGTTCATGACGGCGCTGAACGAGGGGCTCGGCCCCGTCCCCGTCGACTCCGTCCTCGACGTCCAGGAGTTTCTCCAGGTCACGATGGACCTCCCCGAGGACGTCTTTGTCACTGGCGGGGTCGACGTCGACGAGTCCGACCCGGACATCCAGCGCGCCGCCGAGGAACTGACGGGGTCGACCCCAGCGGAGGCTGACGACTGATGGAAACGAAACAGATATTCACACAGTCGGGCCGCTTTGTCGACGTCGTCGACTGTTGGTACTGTCCGGAATGTGGTTACCGGTGGGGCGGGCGAGACCGGGCCCCACCACACCCGCACTGTCCAGAGTGTTGAGATTCAGTGATGCGGAAATGTCGCTGATGGACGTCACAATTGCCCTCGCGGTTGAACTCTCGGTCCCGCTCTCGATGGCGGTGTCCCTGGCGTACTACAACTGGCGTCGCGGCCAGCTCGCCGACCGGGTCCGGGACGGTGATCGCTCGTGAGCGCTACTGCAGCCGACGGCGACACCGGTCCACCTGCCCCGACGGCCGCCCACGAGCGCCACGTCGAGCGTGTCCAGGAGCGAGACGAGCCGACCCGGACGAAGACACTTCGGAAGACGTACGCCCAGCGTCTCCGCGGGCGGTGGGATGCAATCATGGCGGCCCTCCGGAAGGGCATCATTGAGTTTGATGCCTTTGGCCTTCGGACTGAGGCACTGGTCGATCCACCCCGTAACTTCGACTTCGACAGGGAGCCCAAGCAAGTCAAGCGGTTCGATCAGTGGCTGCAGCGCCAGACTGAGCGCGAGATCCTCCAGCAGTACGGCCAGGACAACCAGTGGGTCAGGCGGGCCTACCAACGGGGTGTTTCGGACGCCCGGACGGAACTTCGAACCCTCCAACTGGGGCAGTCCGGCGAAGTGACGGCGTCCACCCTACAGCTCCCGGTTCACCGTGAGCAACTACAGGCGTTGTACACGCGGAACTACGGCGCCCTCCAGGGGATGACGGACGCTTCCGCCAACCAGATGCGGCGGGTTCTGTCTGAGGGTTTGGGGAGCGAGCAGGGCCCGAAGGCGATCGCCCGCGATCTCGCCGACCGCATCGACCACGTCGGCAAGCACCGCTCGAACCTGATCGCCCGAACCGAGGTGATGCACTCGCACAACCGGGCGCGGGCGACCGAGTGGCAGCGCGCCGGCGTCGAGCAGGTCGAGATCCTCATCGCCCCGGGCGCGTGCGAGGAGTGCATCGCCCTCAAAGCGGGCGACCCCTACTCGGTCGAGGAAGCTCCCGGGCTTCTCCCGCAGCATCCACAGTGCCGATGCAGCCTATCCATCCACACCGGTAGCTGACGGCCGTTCTGGGGAGCGATGACGCACGCCAGGGCCGAGCACCAGACCTGGCACGGACGTTTTCGAGACAGTGAGTTACAGATGACACCCTACGAGATTCTGAGCGACGGGGCCGCGATGGCCGCCGTCGCAGCCGAACCGAGCGACGACCAACTCCCGGTCCACGGGGTGCTGTTCGGCGTCGACGACGTCACCCAGGGTCTCTCCGGAAAGCGGACCCGGTGGCCGGCGGACGTCCTCGAGCAGATGGCCGACGACGCCATCTTCGAGGGCAAGCCGATCACGCTGGCCGACTCGCTTGACCCCGAGCAGCACGTCGGCGTCGAGAAGACCGAAGACGGCGCCTCGGTGACGGGCGTCGTCTCGATGGACGAGAAGGTTGGCGAGATCACGGCGACCACCTTTGACGAGGACGCCGGCCTGCTCTACGAGGGCTTCATCGTCGACTGGGAGGCCGAGGAGGCCGTCGAGTCCGGCCTCGCCCAGGTGTCGCCGGTCGTCATCCGCGACGTCGAACTCGTGGAGGGCGAGGAAGGCGACCCCGACGCCCTGTACGAGCCGACAACGGTACTGGCGGCCCGGGACGTCGCCCTCGTTGCCGATGGGGCAATCCCGTCGAACGAGATTGCCGTCGGCAACTCGCCCGACATCGGTGACGGCGTCGCCGAGGCGCTGTCGGCGCACTACGACGTCGACGCCGAGGCACTCACAGACGATCACCGGGGCGGTGATGACGGCCCGAACGACCCCGCCGGAGACGGCAAGGGCCAGAGCACCCCGGCCAACGACGGTTCGCTTACAATGGATCTTACAGACCACGAACAGGAGCTGGTCGCGGCAGCCCGGCAGAAGGACGACCCCACGGTCGTCGAGGCCGAGGTGCGCGAGCGGCTCGATGAACTCGAGGAACAGTACGACGAACACGAGGAGCTGATCGATGAGGCGGCTGCCGTCGATGACCCCGAGGTCATGGACGCCGAGCAGGCCGAGGCGATGCGCGAGCGCGTCGACATCGTCGAGGAGATGATGGCCGAGGCCCTGACCGAGCAGAAGGGGCTCCGCGAGGCCACCGTCGAGGCCATGTCCTTCGAAGCCATGGCCTCGGAGTTCGAGACCGACGAGGGCGACCTCGACGTCGAGGCGCTCACCCAGAGCCCCGAAACTGGCTCTGGGCCGACCTCGACCAGCGGCGGCGGCAGCGACGGTCCGACCGACGAGGACCGCGACCGCATCAAGGAGATCGACGACAAGCTCTCGACCGTCGGCGGCGCGCTCCCCGACGAGCGCGTCGAGGCGCTCCGTGAGGAGGCCGCGGATCTGGCCGACGCCGACGACTACGAGGGCGCACTGGAGGTGCTCTAAATGGGAACCAACGAAGGGCAGGCCGGGGGCTCCAGCACGGAGACCATCGGCTACGACGACAGCAGCGACACGACCAGCGCCGGCGACGCCGTCGGCATCACTGGCGGCGAGATCGAGCCGGGGACGGACTCCGAGAACCTGCTCGGCGTCCGCGCTCGCGGCCGGGCGACCGCAGACGGCACCATCGCCCCCGTCCACGTCAGCGGCCCCTGTGTGGCGGCCGTTGAGGGCTCGGTGTCGGCCGGCGACGATCTGGACCTCGGGACGACCGGGGCCAACGGTGAACTGGAGACGACTGCGGGAGGGCCCGCCCACGCCCTGTCCGACGAGAACGGCAGCTGGCGCGGTCAGACCGCGCCGGCGGGGTACGCGTGGGTCCTTCTGTGAGGTGATCTGAGATGGCACAAACTGCATCCGACATCATCAGCGACGACGACGTTCGCGCGATCGTCGACAAGATCCGCAACAAGAAGTACCAGAACCGGCGGGCGTTCCGCGACTACGACGCCACCGACAACGACTCGAACAGCGTCGAGTTCCCCGTCTCTGACGGCGACTTCGACGGCGACGTCGCCGAGGTCCCGCCCGGGTCCGAGTACCCCCGGGCGACCAAGGCCTACGACACCGTCGCGGCCGCTCACACGAAGTACGGGTTCGAGATCGCCATCCCCGACGAGGACGTCGAGGACAACGTCATCGACATCGTCCTCGACCAGGAGGAGGACATGGTCCGCGCCGAGGAGACTCGGATGGACGCGATCGCCTACGGCGTCCTCTCGAACAACACGAACTCGGCGGGGCCGATCGACGCAAACTCGAACTCCAACGGCACCATCGAGTACGACGACATCGGTGCGGCTCGCGAGCAGGCGTTCCTTGACGAGCTGGACCTGGGAGAGATCATGCTCATCACGGGCGGTCAGAACATGACCGACTTCACCAGCATGGACGAGTTCACCCAGGCGTCCGAACTCGGCGACATGGTCATCGAGCAGGGCATCCTGCCCGGCGGCAACCTCGTCGGACAGCAGGCGTTCCTGGGGACCGTCAACGACATCCCGGTCTACCTCTCGAACACCGGCGACTACAGCGACGGCGAGGCCTACCTCGTCGACCCGACAAACTTCGGCTGGGAATCCACCCGCCGGGCCGTCGACGTCTCGCAGTACCGCGAGGAGGACAAGGAGCAGGACGTCTGGCAGATCGACCAGCGCGTCGACTTCGTCGCCACGCAGGCGACCGCGAACATCGCGATCGACACCTGATCGGAGGTAGCACATGCGCTATCTCCTTCATGACAGCGGCGGGGCGGGCGAGCTTCGCAACCAGCAGGTGCTGGGTGACGCCTCACCCATCGAGTTCGACGAGGACGGTCGTGCTGGCCCGGTCGGGGACGAGCTCGCCGAGAAGGTTGCAGCCATGGACGCCCACGTCTCCCTCGGGAAGCGTGTCCGTGGCGACGCCGCCGACGAGACCGACGACGCCAACGGCGAGGCCGACGAAGACTTCGACGCCGAGGCGTTCGTCGACCGGACGCCGATGGAGGACGTCGTCGCCGACATCGAGTCGGGCGACTACGACGACCACCTCGAGGCGATTAAGGACGCCGCCGACCGACAGGGCGTCGAAAAGGCTGTCGACAAGCGACCGGCCGGGGAGTAACCCGTGGCGACGGCGACCGCACAGCCGGACGACGTCCGCGGGGTGCTCGGACTGGCCGACCCAGCGACCGATCCGGAAGCACTCGACGACGCGGCGATCCAGTCGAAGCTGGACGATGCCGCCTGGGAGATCGAGGAGGCCAACGACACGAGCGACTGGTCGGCCGATCGGACCAAGCAACTCGAGAAGTACCTCGCTGCGCTCAAGATCCGGACGACCGTCGACCGGGCGGTTGAGGAGGGCTCCCAGGAGAGCGCCTCAGTCGTGTTCGAGGGCTCGTCGGTGCAACAGCTTCGGGCCGAGGTGTCCAAGCGCGACCCGAGCAACACACTCGCGAGTGGCCTGCTGCGCGACACCGACCGCAATATCTCGACGACGGGGTGACCATGGGCGCCAGCATCCGCGGCCTCGCCGCGCTTTTCGATCGGTTTGACGGTCTTCGCGACCGGTGGGGTGGCAAGGTCACCTGGGTCGTTGGGTCGTCCGGCGTCGAATACGCCGTCTACCTCGAGACCGGCACGAAGGACATGCCTCCCTACCCCTGGTTTAGGCCGGCGATCATCCACGTCATGCGGGCCCGAGGCGACGCGATCGCCGACAGCGTCGACACTGCCGACGAACTCGTCAAGGAGCTCGCCAAGGAGATGATGAACCAGATGAAGGAGAACGTCAACGCCGGTGAGGCGGCCGACCGCAGCCCCGGCACCGATCCCGAGCACCCAAAAGTCCAACTCGGCAACCTGCGGGCGAGCATCACCGCACGGCGCATCAGGTAACTTACGACATGACCTTCGAGAATCAGACCAGTCGCGCGTTCCGGCGTGTGGGGAAGACGCTCGGCCGTCGGCTCACCGTCGAGACGTTCACCCCCGGCACGGACGGTCTGGGTCGCCCCGACGGGACGACGACGTCGTCGACGTCGACGACCTACCAGGGTCGCCTCGAAAGTTCGAGGCAGTCCGACCGCCATCAGGACGCCGGCGGCGCCGACATCGAGTTGGACGTCGAGATCTGGCTCCCCGACGACGTCGACGTGATCCCCCGCGACTCCGATGGCGACCAGGAGATGCGCATCGTCGACGAGCGGACGGGCAAGGAGTTCGTCCCGCTGGACTATCACGACGAGGGCAACGGCTGGGTCCGCGTCGAAGCGGTGGAGGGCGTGAATGCCGAGTGAGAACCCCCTGGACACGATCGTGAAGCTGCTCCGACGCGAGTTCGAGGCGGCGGCCGTATCGGTTCCGTTCACCAACGACGACGACATCGAACCCGTGACCGACGGATCGCCACCCGACCCGCCGTACGTGACCGTCTCGAACAAGGACGAGTCCGTGGTGGGTGGCGGCGACACGAACGTGACGGGCTTCGCGCCCGACGGCAGCGGCGGCGTCCAGATCAACCTCGGAACGCTGCTCGTCGAGTGCAACGGTGGCCACCGGCAGACCGACGACGTCGCCGAGACGGTCGCCGACGAACTCAGCACGGAGGCGCGGCAGGTCCTGAAAGAGACTCACACCGAGGGCGACCTGCGGGTGTTCTACCCGACGGCGCCGACTGCGGTTCGAAAGACCGATCGCGAGCCCCCGGAGCACGCCGAGCAGTTTTTCGCGACCTACCAGTACGAGGCCTGACAGATGTACATCAAAACCGAGAACACCGCGACGCGCTCGCTGAAGCTCCCCTGGATGGCCGAGCCGGTCGAGTTCACCGAGGACGGGACCGGTCGCTGTTCGCGGGAGCTCGGCGAGCGCCTGGTCGAGGAGGTCGACGCGATCGTCGACCACCCCGACAAGCACGAGAGCAGCCAGGAGGACTAACACATGGTAGAACCTGACGAGGGTGGAATGCGGCTCCAGCGGGCCGAGTTCGCTCGTGAACCCGATCCTGGAGTCGCCCCCACCGATCCGAGCTTCGAGGCGTACAGTGACACAGTGATGATGTATCCGGGCTGGGACCCCGATGCGAATATCGAGGCCCAGCGCGGCGTCGGTACGTACCGTCCGGAGAACTTCTTTGCCGGGCCGGAGGATCACAGCGGCGTGAGGATCGCCTACCACCTGCAGCGGTGGATCACCGATGGCGGGAGTCCAAACGACGCTCACGCAGACGGGCTCCAGAGAGACGCCGACAACCGAGCGCAGAACACCCACACGTTCGTCGGTCGTGAGGAGCACAACGCCGGCGGCGTCGCGGGCGGCGGCCGGCGGATCTACTACGTTGGCCAAGGGGGGTACGTCGCGAGTGGCGAACTGCCGTTCGCGACCGACACTGCCCTTCCCATCGAGACGAGCATCGAGTACGACTTTCAGCGGTTTATGGTGTTCGTCGTCGACCAGCCGAGTGCGTCGACGACGCTGTACGCCAAGTCGACCGACGCAGCCGACACGTCCCAGACGCTCACCATCGAGGACGAGGGCGCGGGAACTACCGAGGACGTCAACCTCAACGGAACGACTGCCCAGCAGACGACGGCCTCGTTCGGCGACATCGACGCGCTGTGGCTCGACGCCGAGTGTGAAGGAACCGTCGAGGTCTACGACGGCGACCCCTCCGGGTCGGCGAACAAACTCGCCGAGATCGGCGGCGCCGGCGACTACGACCAAGGCGAGGGTGACCTCGGGATCCCGGCGCTCGGTTCGGGGTCGCATGCGGGTAGTGTGGGATCGTCCTTCGAGCACTTCATTGACGACACGATCGAGGCCACCACCGGGACTCTCGGCGGCACCAATGCCCGCGTCGTCTCGTCGACGTTCTCGTACGACAACGGCACCGACGCGGACACCGTCGGCGGGCGCTTCCGAGATGTCTACATGGGCGAACAGACACTCACGCTTGAGGCAGACGTCTTCGGTCCGGAAGCGAACGCCCAAGAGATTCGCCACCACCTCCAGAACAGCGGCATCGACGTCACGTGGACCGCAGACGCCGGGACGCTCGAACTGCTGGCTGGAACGCGAACCTCCGGCGGGGAGGCTGACAAGGAGGCGAGCCAGGGGAGGGCGACCATTTCACCCTCGTACGAGTTCAGCGACCTGAACATCACGGAGGCCTGAGATGGGTGACGACACGACCGAGGACGGCGAGGAGGACCTCAAACTCGTCTCGCTGGACGACTTTCGGGTCCGTCGGCGTGACGGCGACTCCCGCCCCGAACCCGTCGAGGAGCGCATCCCGGGGACTGATAAGAAAATTGAGGTTATACCTCCCAATAATGGATTATTGGAAGCGTGGGGCGAGGATCTCGACACTGAGGACCCCGACCCGGAGACGATCGTCGACATGATCAACTCCTGCTTCCCGGAGATCGTCCACGGCGACATGGACGAGGTCACCGTGGAGGAACTCACCGGTGGTGAGGGTGCGGAGTTCGAGTTTGTGGGCTACGCACCCACCGTCATCCGACAGATCGTGAAGAACGCTGCGGGGTACGAGGCTTTTTTGGGGACCCAGCAGCAGGAGAATCGTCGCATCGCCCGGGCGATGCGGGAGATGTCGGAGGACCTGGACGTGGACCCGGAGGACCTGGGGGTCGGCGAGGACGAGACCTCGGGTCCCACGAAGCCGCCTGCCTCCGAGAGTACGTCCTGACCACCGAGGGCAACTTCACGCGGACCGGCCCGTCATCGTACCTCAACATTACACCGCAGGAAGAACGTCGCTGGTGGGAGGGTCGTAGGATCAAGCACGAGCTTGAGTCCGGTGGCCGCGGGCAGCGTCCGATCACTCCCTCCGACAAGGAGCAGTACCGCCGCGACGCCGACCGCCGGCGGCAGGAGGCGATGCAGGAACTCGAACAAGAGGTCGACGGCGACGTGCGCCGGCTGTGATCAGTTGCGGTAGGCCAGAACGCCCCAGACGACGACGATCACGCCCACTGGGATGAACGCAAGCAGAAGGTTCACCTCGCCGAACGTTTCCGGGACACCGCGGGGTCCCACGAGACCCAGCATGTCGGGGGTGATCCTGACTGGCCGCGCGGCGCCGAACGCGAGCGCGAGCAGGCCCAAGATCACGACGCCACCCGCTTCGACGCGGCTCGCGTCTTCGATGTGTTCCATACGCCGACTAATCAGCTAACAAACCAAAACTTTTCGCACAATGTTCACAGGAATGAGCGGCGGCGCTGTCGAGGACCTCAAAGTCGTCATAGAGGGCGACGGCGACCAGCTCACCTCAGAGCTCGACACGCTCGAGAACCGGCTGGGAACGTTCCGCGCCGCAGTTGGCACTGCGGGGGCGGCAGTCGCAGGTCTCTCCGCGGTGCTCGCCGGGCAGGCGGTCAACAGCGCCCGCGAGTTCGAGAGCGCGATGGTCGAAGTGCAGAAGGTGACCAGCGAGGCCACTGCCGAAAAGTTGTCTGACAGCCTCCTTCGGATCGGCGAAGAGACGCCAGTGGCTACGCAGGAGCTCGCAAACGTCGCCGAAGTCGCTGGCCGGCTCGGTGTTGAAGGCACCGACAACATCGAGGCCTTCACCGAGACTGTCAGTCGAATGGGCGTCGCGACCGACATCAACGCCCAGGAGGCGGCCAACAACTTCGCCCGGCTCTCGAACGCGCTGGGAGTCCCCATCGAGGAAGCCGAGAACATGGGGTCGTCGATCAACGCCCTCAGTAACAACGTCGCCGCCTCGTCGAGCGAGATCGTCGAATCCATGACTCGAGCGGCCCCCGCAGCCGGGCAACTGGGGGTCGAGTTCGACGAACTGGCGGCCCTGCAGTCGACGCTGGTCGCCTCGGGGATGCGCGTCGAACGAGCTGGGACGAGAATGAATCGCTCGCTGACGCTGCTCTCCCAGGAGACTGAGGCCGTCGCCCAAGCGACGGGGATGACGACCGAGGAGTTCCGCGGGCTCATCGAGAACAACCCGACTGAGGCACTGTTCCGGTACCTCGAGCACCTGAACAGCATCGAATCCCGAACCCGGCGGGTGTCCGAAGCGACCGACATCTTCGGGAGCTCGGGGTCGAAGGCTGTCCTCACGCTGGCCCAGAACTACGACTCCCTGCGCAGCAACGTCGAGAGTTCGAACGACGCCTACGCCGAGGCGACGTCGCTGAACGAGGAGTTCGAGGCCCAGGCCCAGACGCTCGACAGCGCCATCCAGCGACTGCGTAACACGATTTTCCGTACGTCAGTCACAACTGGGCAGGAGTTCCTGCCCGCCGTCACCGATGGGGTCGACGGGCTGTCCGACGCCGTCGCCGCGTTCAACGACATGAACGAGGCCAGCGACGGCGCCGCGGGGTCCCTCGCGCTCACCGCGGGCATGTTCGGCGGCCTCGGCACCGCCGCGTTCGCCTTTGTCGGCGGCCCCGCTGCGGCACTGGTCGGCGCCGCCGGGGCGATTGCGCTCGCCTACCAGACGAACTTCGGCGAGGTCGCTGACTCCGTCGACGCCGGCCTCGACCGGGCCGACAGACGGATCGATCGCTTCATCGCCGAGAACCAGGGTGCCGCGACCCAGATCGAAGGGGCCTGGTCGACGCTGGGCCCCGCTATCGAGGGAGGGGTTGGCTTCGCCGTCGACGGCCTCCTCGGCATCGTCACCGCTGCGATCGATCTTACGACGACGGCGTTCACCGTCGCAGGTCGCCTACTCAAGGGCGAGTTCCAGGCGCCAGTAACCGAACTCACTGGCTTCACCATCCGCCAGTTCCGCGGGTTGCTCGGCTTTTTGGACCGCTGGGGTGGGGATGCAGGGTCGGCAATCGCTAACGGCATCGTCGACGGGGTCAACGACGCCGCCGACGTCGTCGAGGACTTCGTCAATGGTCTCCCCGAGGGCGTCCGCAACCAGATAACGGGTGGTGGGGAGTTCGACATGGGGGCCGAGTTCTCGCTGCCCGACCGTACATCCACTCAAATCTCCGACTCCACGGGAGAACCGGGGGCGGCGACCGAGGCGGGGCTGGCCGGCGCGCCCTCGAACGCGGCTGAAAACCAACAGGCAGCCGCCGAGTCACAGCAAACTGCGGCCGAGGACCTCAAAGCCGCCGCCGAGGAGCAGCGAGCGGCCTACCAGTCGATGCTCGACGACATGGAGGCAGGCGGCTCCCGGTCGCCCACTGCAACGGGGACGGCCGGGGCCGGGGGCGGTATCATGGTCCAGGCCACGCCGGCGCTCGCCGAGGCAAAGTGGGGGACCGGAATGGAGGCAGCCGCGCGGATGGGACGCGAGAAGATTCGCGTCACGCCCGACCTCATCGACAAGGTGGCCCAACAGCAGGACAGCGCCACGCCCGCCAACACCAATCTGACCGAGGAGCAGTTCCAGTACATGACCGACGTGCTGATGGGGCGCAACGGCACCTCGCGGCCGGAGGGCATGCAGTCCTCCTCGCCTCGGGCGCCCCGTGGCGGGTTCGGTCGCAACGCGGCGATGGCCTTCGCCGAGAACATCCGGCAGTTCGGAAGCCACGTCGACACCTTCAAACAGGCCGTCAAGATGTTCGCGAACGCCGAGTTTTTTGTCGAGGAGACAGATCAGTTCGAAGTCACGGCCCGGAACATCGCCCAGTCCGAGTTCGCCCGCGAACGCGATCGCTACCGCCGTGGCGTCGGGGGTGGGCGATAGATGGCGAATCTCCCGTGGACGATCGGCACCGCACAGGGCGACGTCGTCGCGAACAACCTCCAGGACCCACTGCCCACGATCCAGATCGGCGAGACAATCCAGCCGAGGTTCCGGTTCACCCCAGGCGCCGGCGTCTCCGACCCCGAGACGCGCTGGGAGGCGCTCAGTCCATACGTCCGGGCTGCGTCCGAGCAGACGATCCGGGCGAGCCGCAACGCCGATGGGGAAGGCTACTACCGCGAAGACACGTCGGGGTTCGACGACGTCGACTCGTTTTTGGTATCGGTCGAACCGCCGGCGAAGTTCTCGGGGTCGGGGGTCTGGGGCGTGATCACGGGCGGGCGGGACCGCTCGAATAGCGTCCGGACCGTCCTGCGCTGGGATTTGGACGTCGTCGTACTGGCTCCGCTGGGCGACTACGCCGATCGAGCGGCCGCGGAGACGGCACTGAAAGACGAGGTGCGATAACATGGTCATCTGGGACTCCGCCGCGGATTGGGACGCCTACCAGTCCCAGGAGGGCACGGCACACGAGTCGGCCCCGAACACGCCCCGCTCGGACGCGAGCGAGCTCCGACACGGCTACGCCTGGACCGATCCGATCCTGCCGTCCGGGCTCAGCCACTACCATCCGCTGACCGAGACCAGCGGCGACGCCATCGACTACGCCGGGAGTGTCGACGGGTCCTTGATCGACGGGGTGACTCGGGGGGTTGCTGGCCCGCTCGACGCCTACGCGATGCGCTTCGACGGGTCGTCGGGATACGTCGACGTCGACGGCACGTTCGACGCGGCCATGCCCGATGAGTGGGCGGTCCTCGCGTGGATCAAAACCAACGTCTCCTCGCCGTCGGAGCGCAAGACGGTCATCGGCGGCCGCGTGACGATCGACGATTACATGCTCATCCGCCAGGAGACAGACGGCTCCATCGTCCTCAGTTACTCCATCGACGGCAGCGGGGGCGTATTGACCGGGCCCACTCTTGCAACGGACACTCCGTACCACGTTGGGGGGGCCATGACGTCGTCGAATGTCTACCTGTTTCTGGACGGAGTCCAGGAGGACTCCACCTCCGAATCGCGATCGTGGTCGGTGAGCGGCGGCAACACCCACATCGGCAACTGGGCTGGCGGCAACCGCTGGTACTGGGATGGAGACATCGCGGAGGTCCGGCAGTATCTCGGCAACCCTCTCTCGCAGTCCCAGGCCCAGACGCATCGTGACGTCATCGACTCGGGGACGCTGACCGCCGCCGCGAAAACGCTTCAGTAACCGTAACCCATGGTAATTGAGCTCACCACGAACGTAAACGTCCCCACAGACGCCTCGCTGTCGATCACCGTCTACGAGGACGTCGACGGGGACGGGGCCGCCGAGAACTCCGAGACCGTGTCGGTCCCGGACGGAGTGGAGACGCAGGCCCTCACGAGCATCAACGGCGATGCTGGCAACGACGTCTGGCCGGTGCCGGAGGCGTCGACCTCGGCGGAGTTTTCGCCCGGGGACACCATCGACTCGATTGAGATTACCCCCGTCGCGCCGAAGAACCTCACTGCGACGCAGGCGAGTGACTCGCAGAACGACCTGACCTGGGATGACACGGGCGATGAGGACGGCTACGCAATCTACCGGGCGCAGTCTACAGGATCGACGCTCGCGGACTACACGCAGATCGACACCGTTGGCCAGCACGTTACGACCTACTCGGACAGCGGCCTCGAAAACGGGGAGCGGTATTACTACCGCGTCACGGCGACGTACTCCGACGGCTCGGAGTCCGACCCCTCCAACGAGGACGACGCGACGACGACCGTCCCGATACCAACGATCGACGGCGTCGACACCTCGGTCGAGGACGAGATAACCGTCACCTACTCGCTGCCCGACAACTCCTCGGACGGCTCCGTCGAGATCTACCGGTCGGAGAACGGCAGCCTGGGAACTCAGATCGACACCGTCTCGGACCTCTCGGCCACGTCCTATACAGACTCCAATCAGGAGGACGGCGAGCAGTACCACTACACCGTCCGGCGCGTCACGGACCACGCCCAGGCGGAGACTCAGCAGGCGGCGATCTCGCTCCTCCCGGCGCCGACACTCGACGCGGCGACCGTCCAGAACGTCACCGAGATCGCGGCCGACTGGACAAAGACCGACGACTCCTCAGACGGTGAGTCCGAGCTGCAACTCTCGACGGACGGCGGCGCGACGTGGTCGATCGCCGTTGACGGCATCGCCCCCTCGACGACGTCGGCCACTGCCAGCGGGCTGCGCCACGGGGAGCAGTACAACGTCCGGATCGTCCGGAAAACTGACCACGCGACGGCGACGTCAAACACGCTCCAGCGGACGACCGATCTCCCCGACGAGGATCAGCCCGCCCTCGGCAACGGCGTCGAGGACGAGGTTTCGGTCGACCGCGAGACGGCGCCGACAAACAACGGCGACGTCCGCATACAGATTCGGGAGACTGGAAAGTCCTCATGGGACGCGAACGCCATTGGGTTCGCCGAGCAGGTCCTTGACCACGCGACGCTTACGACGCAGTTCAGCGGCCGCGAAGACGGCGAGGAATACGAGGTTCGGGTCAGAACTGAGACCGAGCACGTCACCGGCACCTGGACGTCGCCAGTCGCGATCATCACACAGTATCCGGGGGCCGCGAATCTCTCCCTGACCGTCGCCGGGGCCGATCAGATCGACGGCCAGTTCGACGACAACTCCGACAATGAGGACGGGGTCGAGGTCTGGGTGGCTGAGGAACTCGATCCGCGACGAGACACCGGCTTCGGCAGCTTCACGCTCGATCAGACCCTTCCCCCGAACACGACCACGTTTTCGGTAACCGGTCTCAAGCCCAACCACGACTATCTCATTTACGTCCGATCGTTCACCGACGATGCGAGCGCCGACTCCGCGACGAAAGAGGCCACCACAGACCTGACCATCCCGTCGAAGGGCTGGTACGTCGTCCTGGATGACGGCACCGGGGACCTGATCACTGTCAGTCCACGGGCTATCGACGAAAAACGTCCGATCCTGCAACCCGAGGAGGGAGCCGTAGGGCGCTGGGAGATCGACCTCGCACCCGACGCCACATACCACGACTGGCTCGGGGGGGAGGCGTACATCTACTACGATGCAGACTTGTGGATGCGCGGTCCCACGACTCGGTACCACCCCGATGGGGGCGATGACTCGGCGTCGGCCATGCTGGTCGGGCTCGACATCGTCGAACACCTCAAAGCCGGTGGCACTGCGTTCGACGTCACGTCCGAACCGGGGTACGAGGCCCTCGAACGCTTCGTCAACCAAAACCTGCCCGAGTGGACGATCGACGTCACGCCGCCGGGAACGCAGCTCGTCGATGAGGACTTTCTGGTCCAGAACGCTGCCACGGATGCCGAGCTCGAGTCGATCTTCGGAACACCGGACGCGACGGACATCTGGACGATCGACAACGGCCTCAAACCGAAACAGACGGCATGGACCGTCGAGGGCGAGAATTGGGACTCGGGGTTGGATTCAGGCGAGGGTGGCCTCGCCGATGAGTTCTCGGGGGGAGTGGCGGCCACGTTCAATGGCGATGGATCGGACGACGTCAGCTACCAGTTCACGACGAACCACGACATCCCCGAGCAGGACGTGTCGATCTATCTACGCCTCGACACGTCAGGGTCCGACACGCCCGAGGTGGCGTTCGAGCTGGACGGCACCGAAATTGATCTCTTCCCGGCTGGCGGCACCATCCAGAGCCCGACGTGGTTCGACATCGCTGACGGGCAGTTCGGTGGCGGGGGCTACACTGGCGGGACACTCACTGCCGGGACGCACACCCTGCGAATCGTCGGCAAAAAGGCCGGCGCCCAACTGCTGGAGGTCGACGTCGTCGCGCCCGCAGACAATCGCTTCAATCACACACTGGACAACGATAACGGCGGGAACGGCGGGTACCTCGACGGCCCCGAGCACTACCGCCCCGTCCAGATCACTGCGACCGCGTTCTCGCAAGACTTCAACGTCGTCAAAGCCCAGATCGACACAGTTATCGACGACGTGAGCGGCGGCCAGTCCCTCCAAGCGACCAATGACGGCGGGACGACGTGGCTTCCGACCGGCGGCAGCGAGCAGAACACACAGTCCGTGACGGCCGACTTCGCGGCGGCACCGACCTACGGGACCGCAGTCCAGGGCCGGACGACGCTGGGCGGCCACGGCTCGCGGACCGACGCCACGCCCCAGGAGGACTACCAGCCCCAGACGCTCACCGAGTGGGAGCTCCGCATCGACACGAACGCGTTGCGAGTCATCGACGATCAAACCTACACCGGCAGTCCGTACGACATCATCGACGCGGTCGCCGAAGATTCAGGGCTGTTGTGGGTCCCCGACTACCGCGAGGACCAGCTGCATCTCAACGCGTTCGAGCCCGGCGGTGAAACCCGGTCGGTGGACTGGACGATCGTCGACGACGACCCCGTCGACACGACGGAGGGATACTTCAACACGATCACCGTCTTCGGCCCGGAGCAGGACGATGGCACCCGGCTCTCGGCGACGGCAAGTTCGAACTCTGCGATCGACGAGCGTGGGGAGGTTCCCGGGCCCGCCGAGTTCAGACCTGATGCAACGACGAAGGCCGAACTCACGTCGATCGCTCGGACCCGTCTCGCGCAGGGGCTCGCGAAGGACACGGTCACGGGGACGACCACGATCGAGGCGCAGTTCGTCCAACCGGGATATGCCTACTCGGTCGCCCCGTTCGCGGCGATCGACGACAGGACAGACCCGACGTACGTGCTCGAAAGCGCGCGCTTCAAATGGGGGGAGATGACGCTCGACTTCGAGGCTCGATCGTCACTGGCTCGGGCGATGCGGTCGATCGAGACCGAGATCCGGACGACCAAGCGAGCGCTGTGAGTGTCCCAGTCGCGATGACCCACCGGGGCGAGTGCCTGGGCAGTTGGAGGAACCATGGTTGACAAAACAACAAACGACGACGACGGGTACGACCTGAGCAGTACCGGTACCATCATCGAACTCGATGCGAGTGACATCATCTCCGCCGGCTGGCAGGTGACTGCCGGCACGGCGGCAGATTACGAAGTCGAGATCGACATCGACGACACGACTCACGTCATCGACACCTACAGCGACGAAACGCGTGTCGATGGGGGAGCCTGGATACCGGAAGCGAACACCATCCGGATCAAAAACACCTCGACGGCCCAGGACACCGCCGCCGTCGGGATTGGCGGGGCCGACCGCTAACCAGCGATGACGGACCCGTACAGCACCAAGCCGGCGACTGCGGACTTCGTCCTTCGTGAGGGAGATAGCGCCCCGGCACTGGAAACCACCCTGACCGATCTCGACGGGTCGGCAGTCGACCTCACGAACGCGTCGGTCAGGCTCTACGTCCGCCGGGAAGCGACCGATGACGACGTCGTCAACACGGACGTGACCGGCGGCGTGACGAACGCCAGCGGCGGTGAGCTCTCGGTCACCTTCGACAGTGGCTTCTCGACTACCGGGTCGGGGATGCACACTCTGTACTTCGAGGTGACGTTCAACTCCGGCGCCCAGGAGACCTACCCCCGCGGCGGGGTGGCGTACCTGTGGGTCCCAGAGCGGTTTGCGACTGGGAGCCTCGCGGATCTCGACCCGCAGAACGCGGAGGTCGGCGTCCTCGACGTCGCCGACCGCATCGAACTGCCCACCTACGCCACGATCGGGGACGTCCCGACGGGGATGCCCGAGGGGTCGCTCGTCTACGTCTCGGACGACGGCGATCTCGCGTGGGAGGACGGGACGTAACTGGAGGATCACATTACACATGACGCGATCACACCACACGACGAGTCGCATCGCCAGCAACACAACTGCGGACCAGGGGGGGCTGTAGATGGTCCTCCGACGGCTTCGGGACGTCCTGACGCAGGGGTACGACGCGACCTTCGGTTCGCTAGAAGCAGGAGAAGTATCTTACCCACCGGGAGGGGCAATCAAGGAGGTGGATAATAGCCCGTTAAAAACATCTCCGGCTCAGTCGCACACGTTCAATTTGTCAGAGGATTTTGACAAGGTAATCTTTGACATAAAGGGGATTGAAAACGTAAGTGGGTCGCGTCAAGATATATCAATGCGTGTTAACGGGGTTTCCTCGGGGTCAAATTACTTCTACAGAGACAATGCCGATAACGAAACACAGAGCGAAAATGAGTGGCTGCTTGGTAATGTTTCCAACAACCAAATCATATTCGGTGAGGTATCTATCCAAGGAGTTGGGTCCAATATCGGATTTAAGCCAGATATTGGCTCATCGACTGGCAACACGGTGACTGAGTGGGGGATTCTGCTCTCAAACAGCGGGCCAATTGATTCGGTAACGATATTCGGTGGGTTGGGAGACATAATCGTCAACGCAAGAGTCTACGGTAAAACAGTCTAAGTGCAAACGAGCGGCTGTTTCAATCTGATACGTAGCGTAATCAATCTATAACGAAACCTGCCCAGACCTTTCAAAAACCATGGTCTTTCACCGGTCCCGCCTCCCGAAGATGAGGGTGTGTCCTTTTTGCAGCGGAATGATGCTCTCAACAAAACTCATTTCGGGCACCTACGTGGGTCAAGCATACAGTTGTTCCTGCTCTCATTACGAACCCAAAGCTTTTGAGAATTTCACGTCATCTAACAACTTGCGCATGACTCAAGATTCCATCCCTGGTGATGGGGGAACGCGTAGAGTGACAGTCCGACGAGACCAGTCTGAAGAAGATCTCGATGAACTCGACGAGGCCGCGGTTGATGGTGCGCTGATGGACACCACCACTGTCGCACGGCGGGTTCGTGAACAAATTGACACGGAGTAGGATAGATGAGTTCCTCGGAAGCGTATCAGGGTGCTCTCGCAACCGTTGCTGACTACGTAGATCGGATTGGGGATGAGGTTGTAGATCAAATTGACACCACGAACGAAGAGGGGGACCAAATCGATGGGTACCAGTGCCTTCATGGTACTACACCCTATGTTATTCTCGCCTCACCCGATAGCGAGCTGATGATAATTCAGTTCGACGCCCCGATCCATAATCCTTTGATCCCCCAAGTCCTTCAGGCGGATCCTGAAATCGCCGCAGATCTGGAGGGGCAGGAAGAGGTCGAAGTCGAAGTCACACCTCAGCACCACCAACAAGCCCAGCAACTACTCTCTTCTCGTCTAAGCGGAGTTGACGAGGGTATGTTACAAGACGTTCGCCAAAAGCTAACCGAAATACTCGCTGGATCAGCCTGTGCTTGGGAGATACGGCCAAATGATCAGCCAATCGTCCTTGAGTTCAGTGTGAAAAAGAATATCTTTCCACAGTCTGATGATCTCACGATTGGGAGATTTGATGAGTCCGTGCAGACAGTGATTACCCAAGGTGTTGCGGGCCATACCTTCGTCCAATCAGCATATGGTCTCCAAGGACAGCAAGAGGATCAGGAGCAGTCCAGTACTTCCTCAGAGGATATCGATCCCTCTGGGCCTGGTTCTCGCGGGTTCCGGTAGATCCTCCATCTCGGTTGGGTACACCATCGTGTCAACCAGGCGGTGGATTAATTACCCATGGCTTCGGCGATGTTATTAGTCAATGAGTGGTCAGGAGTCTGATGGTGAGATATCGGGGTCATCTACTGATAGTGACTTGGAAGCCCTAAGAGCTGCGTGTGATGAGGCCCGCTCAACTATCGACCATCAGTTACAGTGGATCCAGCAAATGGATCGGAAGGCTATCAGGACCTTTCGGGCGAATATGGTTGTCTCTGGGCTTCTTATCACCGCACTCTCGTTTGCCGTCCAAGCAGAGTCCCTGGCCCTCTCTCAATTCTTAAATATATACGCTGCCCTCGGTCTGTTCTTTCTGATTGGATCCACCATGTTATCGGGGACGGCGTATCTTGCATCATCATACGAAGCCGGAATTGGGCCAGACGGGCTCATTGATGTCCGAACCGAAGGCTTCTCAGAGAGGGAGTTCCTCAAAGAGTTGGCCGAGTGGAGTGAGTCGTGGCTGTTGTTGAACTCCTACGTTGTCGGGTATAACGCGACGTTCCTTACCCTCACAGTCATTTCCGTGATCAACTATACCGTCTTCTTCACGTTTGGGCTCATCATCGGTGGGTTACAGTTGAAAGCTACCTCAATCTCTTGGGGCACGCTTGCTGCCTTATCCGTCGTTATGCTGGTCATTGATTACGTCATCTTCCGCATAGAGGACCCCATTCTCTGGTACTACGATCTCTCCAACGATGATCACCCTGATGTCCGGCATTAATTATCAACGTTCTACCAAAACACTAAATGCTCACACCTCGTAGTGTGAAGTAGAATGGTTATAATGACCTCGAGTGATGGGAGCGAAAAACCGTCGCAGAAGGGGTCTGACAAGGGGATGCGGTTATCGAACTCGCCACCCTTTGGCCCTATAACGATCGCACGGAAAGTCCGGACTCGCTTGCGCCGGTCGAGAGACAAGTAAACACCTCGTCGCTGTTCCTTTTTTGCGGGAGCGTAGGCAAAGCGTGATGTCGGTCGGCAGCGTCGCCTAACTCAGCCTTCGGTGCGCTGGAGGGCCTTCGCGGTCCGCTCGCCGGAGCGCTGCAGATAGTTCCGGGCGACCGAGAAGTCCTCCCACCCCATCAGGCTCTGGAGTGAGAGGACGTCGACGCCCTGGTTCGCGAGCGTCGTCGCACACGTCGCCCGGAGGCAGTGCGGGTAGACGTCGTCGGCGTCGAGCCCCCGAGCGCTCCGGGCCGCTCGTTTCACGCGGCGGTTGACGGCGCCGACGCACGACTGAAACGAGTCGAAGCGCTCGAAGTAGCGCTCGCAGGCGATCCGGGCGCGCGTCGACGCCGCGAGCGGGATCTCCCGGGCGGAGGCCTCCGTCTTCGGGCTCCACATCATCCGCTCGGCCTCCTCGATCGAGAGGTCCTCGTTGTGGGCGACCATCGACTCGGCGGAGTTGCGACACGACCCACAGATCCCGCCGTCCTTGCCCTTCTCGCAGCCCTGGTGCTCGGGGATCTCGATCATGCCACGCCGCCAGTCGATCCAGTCGGCGCGCATGTGGGCAATCTCCCCACTCCTCATCCCGTAGCGCCCGGCCGCGAAGACAACCCATCTGCTCTCCAACTCGAAATAGTCGCCGTCAAGGTCGTACGTCGACTCGACGAGCAACTCGAACTCACGGGCGTCGAGCGCGTCGTCCTTGGAGTGGCGGACGTCGCTCCGGGCTCGCCAGGCAGCCTTGCCACTCCGGTCGCTTTTCGGCGGTTGATCGACACTCATCCGCCGACCCCACACTGTCCGCTGTTCTCGCGATCGATACACTCACGGCTCGTCATGCCCGAAGACTCAAGACTCCGGGCGGGCGTTGCGTACACGCTTCCTCCTGGGAAGCACGAGTCGGGCGCTCTGACGCCCGGCTCTTCTGCGAGGATACCCTCGACGAGAAGAGCGACGTGCTTCTACCTCCGATGTTCAACTCTGGTAACATAACCGACGCGGCTCTTTTCACTGTCTGAAAAACGTCCGATGGGGTGCCAATGACGCGCCAGTTGCGCACCAGGCTCAGTACACAATGTTTTCAGTTATGACTCTGCTCGATGAGGGGATGCGGTAATGTCGCGGCGATCCCGCGACGCCCTCGTCGGGCTGATGGTCGCACTCGCACCGTTCGCGTACAAACAGTTCGTCAGCGGCAACACCGTCCTCGGAGCCGTCACGGCGGTGGCGGTCGGCGCCCTCGCGCTGCTGTATCGGTATGCCGACGCCCAGGTGATCGAGGCCGTTGGGGATGCCGACGCCGAGGAGCTGCGGCCGGTGCTCCGACGAGTCGCCCAATGGGTGCGCCGGCTGGCCGGGGTGCTCCGGGAGCGGACCCGCGGAGGCATCCGCTGATGGCGATCTCCGAGTCGCTGCTCGACAACGCGCCCTGGCCGCTCGCCCGGCAGGCCTACCGTCTCATGCGCCTGGAGTGGTTTTCGATCCCGCGCCCCGACGGCCAGTACGTCGTCGCCGACGCCGACGTCGACACACACCGGGCAACCCTGGGGCGACTGGGCTTCGCGCCCAACTGGGAGCTGTCCTACCACAAGAAGGGCGAGGACCTCAACCTCGCACGCGTGGTCTACGACGATGGACCCGAGGACGTCAGGTGGTGGCAGGACCACGTCCGCGGTTGGGCCCTCGAGGGGGGCCGGACCGCGCTCCGATGTCACTGGGAGCCCGAACCATCAGAGCATCCCGTCGAGCATCTTCGCGCATCGCTCCAGGACCACGCGGCCGGGATGCAGTCGCTCCGGGGCGTCCTCTCGGGGGCGGGCGTGAGCCACGAGGTGCTTGACTCGTCGGCGATCGAGTTCTGAGCGAGGACTCCTTCTCGCGGTCCTGTATCGGTTAGTACAATGTGCTAACCCACTCACCAGTGGCAACGCTGTCGCCGCCCGTCTGACGCAGCTTTTTGTCGTCGGCCCCGGATGTGGCGAGTCATGCAGGTGAGTCGACACAGATGAGTGGGGCAGCACAGTCGAGTAACCCGGATAATCCGGATAATCCGCTGGGGCCGCCGGCGGTCGCGATGTACTCGGCGAAGGGCGGGACCGGCAAGACGACCGTCGCGATCAACGTCGCGGGCGCGCTCAACGAGCTCGGCGAGGACGTCCTCGTGATCGATCTGGATCCGCAGGGCAACGCCACCGACGGCCTCGGCGAGGGCGAGCGCTACGAGAGCGACGCCACGCCGAATCTGTTCGACGTCGTCTGCGGACACGCGCCCCCGAAGTCGATCACCGACCTCGTCGTCGAGCACGAGGAGTTCGACCTCGTGCCGTCGAACCGCGACATGCTCGAGGCCGAGCGCGACCTCGCGATCGCGGAGTACGAGGGCGAGGACCACCTCGCATTTTTGGCCGAGGCCCTTGGCGCCCTGGAGGCCGACTACGACGTTGTCCTCCTGGATCCGCCGCCGTTTTTCGGGTCACTGACCGATGCCGCGATGTTCGGCGCGCGAAACGTGCTGATCCCGGTGCTGGCGGAGTCGACGTCCGAGCGGGCGGCCAAGCTCATGACCGACCAACGTCTCGACCTCGAGGCCGAGCGCGACATCTCGATCGACGAGGTGGGCGTAGTAGCCAACAGAGTCGAGCAGACCAACGAGGCCGACCGGATGGCCGAGTGGTTGGACACCGCGTACCCGGACGTCCCAGTGCATCACATCCGCAAGCGGGTGGCGTTTCAGCGCGCGCACAGCGACGGCGTCTCGATCTTCCGGTACTCGCGAGGGCTCGACATGGCCGACCGCTTCCTCGAGATCGCCGAGTCGGTGCGCGACCAGATCGGCAGCGGGGTGATCGATGACTGACGACAATGGGGACGACGAGCCCGACCTCTCCGGCGCCGAGGAACTCCGGACGCGGCGGGGGCGGTCCCGTAGCCGGATGGACCGCGGCCGATCGGATGACTCGGATAATCCCGATGATACGGCTGAGTCGACTAACTCGACTGAGGCAGGTGACTCGGATGAGTCGAGTGCGTCGAGTGGCTCGGATGAGGCGGATGTCCTGGATAACTCGGATAATCCGAGTGAGTCGAATAACTCGTCGCAGTCGGGCGGTGTCCGGGACAAGACGCACATCCCAATTTACCTCGACGACGAGCACCTCTCGGAGTTCAAGGCGTTCCGGTCCCGGATGCAGTCCGAGTTCATCAGAACCCACGGCGAGGAGCTCGAGTTCAACGCTGACCTCTACCCGGCGATGATACGGGCGATCGCCGAGAATCCCGACGCCGTACGGGCCGAACTCGACATCCCCACCGAGGGTGACGAATAACTATAGCAGCATACGGTGTACAGAACACTTCGCAGACGGGGTGTCCTCGACGCTTGACCCCAGGGGTTCGAGTGGAAGATCACCCGACGACGCAGGGATCGTAGCTACTGGTGGTGCCACTACCCGAGATTGTAGGTGTAATCCGAAATTCTGGGCCCAGTCGTCAGCGGCGGTTCTGAAGCTCCGAGACAATCGCATCAGTCATCTACTCAGTACCCCATCGAAGCGGCTTTCCACAGGCACCGCAACGTGATACCCCGGGTAAGAGTGTCGGCTGGAGTAAAGCGGCTGGATGATCGCCGGTCTCACAACAGTTACGCTCGTCACTCGGCATCGAACCACCCCTCTGGGTAGTACGCGGTGACTTCTTGGCGACCCATGATGACCGTCCCGATCATCCCACCGCGTCCACAGCGCGGACACGTGGCATCGTCTACCGATTCGAGGGGAACGAAGTGGTCGCAGTCCTCGCATTTGTACCCGCCACCCATCCCGAGGTAATCATCGGGCGCGAGAGGGCCGATGGTGTCCATCCCCGCGATGATTTCCTCGCGTTGCCACGTTGCTCCGCCCGACGTTTCACTCTCCATCCAGCATCGCCTCCTTCACCCGTCGCAGTTCGTCCGCGTCGAGGTCGCCCCGAACCACGTCCCGAATCACGTCGTCCGGTACGCTTGCGAGGTCGTAGGTGAAGCGATACCGACACCCCGGCGGGTCCGGCCGTGCCGGCCCGTGCGTGGGAAGCACGTACTCGCGGACGGTAAGGTTCTGGCTAAGGTTCTCTGGGGCCGGGGCTGGCTCCTTTTCGTAGACGTGAACGTAATCGTACCCCGCCCGCCACGCCCCGCGGAGTTCGTACTCCATGCGTTGTGCGTAGGCCTCAGCAGCGGATTCCAGTGCGCCCCGCACCACGTCAGTCATCGTGACGCCAGCTCCGACAGCACCTGCTCGTGCGCCTCGTCGATGGTCGCCTCGTCGACGTCGTAGTTCCCGAGTTCGTCCTCGACCCTTCCACGGACGTTCGGCGCGACGCTACCGCCGTTGTTCTTTCGAACCCACTCGTCGTCGATCAACTCGCTCATGGCGTCGTAGTGGGTGGTGTTCGGGTTGCCGTCCAGTCCGAGTGCGCTCTGCGCCCACGCCTTCTGACTACTCAGCGTCTTCCCACGACCTTCGATGTAGGCGAGGAGCTTCCGCTGGCGGCTGGACAGGTCGCCCATCGCCCCGACGAGCCGGTCGACGGCCTCCTGCTGAAACTCCGCCATGATCGAGTCCCCGGCCGCCGACGGCGTCGCCGGCTCAGCGCCAACATCGTCGGTCACGGTCTCCGCCTCCACCGGCGCCGCCAGGTCAACGTCGACATCGAACGTCTCGACGAGCGCGGCGACGTCTTCGCGCGCAGCCTCGAACGCCGACCGATGCTCCTGGACATCGGCCTCAAGGTCTGCGACACGCTCCTGAAGTGCCTCGTTCTCCTCGGCGAGCTTGTCGCGCTCAGCCCGGACGCCGTCGAGGTCCTCTTGGAGGCGATCGCGGTCCTGCTTCAACTCGTCGACGCGGCGCTGAAGGTCCTGGACGCCCTCCCCGACCTCCGCCGCAGCACCGCCGCTCGCTCCGACGCCGCCGTTCCCGGAGCCGATCAGGCGCTCCATCGCGTCGGAGAGCTTGTCGACGTTCGCGAGTTCCTCCTCGAGTTCTGTCTTCTCTTCCCGCAGCCGCTCGTTCTCCTCTCGCAAGCGTTCAAGTTCGTCCTCGCGCTCGCTGCGGCGCTCGCGCTCAACTTCCACCTCCTCCTGGATGTCCTCAAGGACGTTGCTCAGTTCGTCGGGCGTCTCAGGGAGCTCGAAGGACTCCTCGCGCGGGTCCGGCGACTGGCGCTTCCGGACAGTCGTGGGACCGACGAGGTCGCCCTTGGTGATCGACGCGCCACGGGCAAGGATCTCCCCCGTGTCGAGCGCAGCGAGTTCGTCCTCTGAGCAGCGCAGGGCGTCGGCGGTCCGCCCGATGTCCTCGTCGCCCGGGCGGTGGGCGATGAAGTCCTGGGCGAGCTGGATGACGCCGTTGTGGAGGAACGCCCGACGCTGGTACCCCACGATCACGGAGATCCCCTTGTTGCCGCCCTCGGTGGCAACCTTGATCAGCTGGCCGCGGCAGCGCTTGACGTGTTCGTCGAGTTCGGGCTCCGGCGCCGAATCCTTCGGTGCCATGATGTGAGCCTCGTCGACGACGAGGAGTGACTTGGTCCGGTCGCCAGCGCGGTACTTCTCGTGGGCGCGGTCGTTCATCGACCGGAGCGCCCGGGCCGCTGCGGCGTGGACGCGGCTCTTTTCGTCCTCGTAGTCGGCGTAGGTAGAGACGTCGAGCAGAACCTTCATGCCGCGGTCGAGGACCCACGAGCCCAGCTGGTCGAGGTCCTCCAAGGCGACCGCGAGGTCGACGCCCTCCTCCTCGCGAGCGCCGACGACGACGATTGAGTCGTCCTCGAGGCGGGCGGGGGAGAGAGCGCCAAGGCGCTCGATGATCAGCGTCGGGATCGCCACGTCGGCGAGGTCCTCCAAGATCACCGCCAGCGTGTTGCTCTTCCCGGTGCCGGAGGTCCCCTCGACCGATAAACGGAAGTCCTGGATGTTGACCGGATCGAACTCGATGTCGCCGAGGGTGACGGTGCTCGCCGGGCCCCCAGTACGGTCGCCGAGGGTCTCACCCATCGACATCGTCGATCACCACCGCGCGGCCCTTCTCGGTGATCTCGTACAGGCCACGAGTCACCTGTGTGAGATAGCCGCCCCTCCCCAGGCGGTTGAGGACGGTGTTGACGTCACCCTTGTCCATGCCGGTCTCCTCGCGGAGAAGGTAGGGATTCGCTCGCCCCTCGGCCAGCACGGAGAGCACCTCGCGATCGCGCTCTTCGAGTTCCATATCCACTGTGCTTACGCTCATGCCTTCAACGTTTATTCTGTCGCATGTTCCATAAGCATTACTCCATAGTTGCCACAATTCTTACGGAGTAAGAACTAAGTGCCCACAGGCCAATGGTAAGGTACGGAGCGCGGCGACGCCGGTAGAATGGCCGGGGCGTGTTGCAGCACGCCCGACCGCGCTTCCGACTCACCAACTATGTCCGGAAGCACGCTACGAAACGACGCCGACTCGGATCAAAGCATCGCCATGCCCCAGGAGTTTGTCCCGATCGACAAACCCGTCCCCGAACACACCTGGGAACATCGCAACGACGACGTCTGCGTCGAACTGATCGAGTTCCGAGGTCACGACCTCTCGGCTGCCGAGGCGAACCGCGGCGTCCGATCCGACGCCTCGCGGTACGTCGTGATCGTCGAGACCGCCGGCGAGCGGGAGACGGTCCACGAGCAGTACGGCGGCACCGAGGCCGACGCCCTGGAGGCAGCCCGTGAGGCGATGGAGGCCCACGCATGAGCCAGACCCAGTCCGGCCGCGCTTGTCGCGCCCGGTACGAGTCCCTGCGCGCCGACCAGACGGCGGCCGGGATGTTCGACGTCCACAACCGCTCGTCGGGATCGACCCACACCGTCGAGGTGCGCGAGCCCTCGTGTACGTGCGAGGACTACACTTACAATGTGGGGCCCGTCGACGGCCGGTGCAAGCACATCCTGTTCGTGCAGCTGATCGCCGCCGGCGAGCTGTGTGCCCACTGCGGCTACGCGCTGTGCCGGCCGTCCTGTCCGGAGCGGGGTGAGCAGCGGTGACGCCCGAGAAGCGCGTCCGGCAGCTCGCCCACGACACCGCCGAGGAGTTCAAGTCGACGATCCTCCACAACCGCGTCTCCGAGCAGGTCCGCGGCGGCCACACGCGGCACCCCGACCTCCTGCGCGTGATCCAACTCGCCGAGGGGGCGTACGACCTGTCCGAGGACCGCGACGACGACGTCGTCGGCACCGCAGCGTTCCGCGCCGCCGAGAAACTCAACGACCAGATCGACGCGCTCGTCGACGAGGCGATCGCCGAGGCCTGTCGCGTCATCATCTGCGAGACCGACGACTGGACCGACACCTGGGACCAGGCAGAGATCGACGCCGCGCGCCGCGAGGCTCGCGAGTGGCTCCAGAGCAACCTCGACGCCGCCGAGCGGGCGGGCGTCCTCGACGACCTGGAGGTGCGGGCATGACGATCGACCACGTCACGCGCGCCGGCCTCGCCCAGACGCTCGAGGGCTCGACGGTCGGCCAGCCGGGGCGGCACCCGCGAGCGCAGTGTACCGCGACCGGCGCGCCACTCCGCGAGGGGTCACACGTCTCGGTCCTGTGTGCGCGCTCCCCGGGCGGCAAGCGCTACCGCGTCGAGGGCGTCTTCGCCGCCGGCCCCGAGGCCCCCGAACGGCTTCGGCCGCGCGAAACCGCCGATCAGGTGCTCGCCGAGGCGCGCCTGGCTGTCCTCGAACACGCCCACGAACGCCAGCTGTGCCTGGTGGCCGTCGACGTCGTCGCCCACTCGCCTGCCGGCGAGGGGTCCGGGCTGGACGCGGGAGGCATCGGGAGGGTCGGCCGATGAAGGTCACCGCCGAACTCCTGCCCGAGCACCCGATCCTGATGCTGCGGGCGGCCGAGACCGACACGACGATGGGCATTCACCACGGCGAGGTCCTGGCCCATCGCTGCATCGAGTGCGGCGCCGCCGACGAAGACGTCCGCGAGATCATCCACGAGGGCGACTGCGACCTCGAGGGCAAGACTGCGCCCACCGCCTACTCGAACCGCCGCGAGGCCGACGCGTTCCCGGACTCCGAGTTCAAGCGTGAACGCCTCGTCGCCGACGGTGGCAACTGACTGATAAAGGTTGCCCCACTGCCGCTCCACCTGCCGCCATTTTGATTAGTCAGCCGGCGAACACTGGTCCATGGTCCGGACCAAAATGCTCGCGTACGCCGGCGTCGTGGTGTTGTTCGTGCTTTTCGGCGTCCTCCTGATGGGCATCTTCGCCACACCGCTGGAGATCGTCGTGCTGCTCGAACTCCTTATCTTCATCCCGATCGTGCTGGCAATTCGGTTTGCCGGATGGATTAAGGCAGTCATTGAGAACGCCGTTGGTATGCGGGCGGCGGACTGAACAGTTCGAAATACCGACGGCCGACGCTGGCCGACCTGTTCACCTTCACTTTCAGTCCGGGGTATAAAAATGCCTTTTACATGACGTATCATCTGCTCAGAGTGGATCATGTCGGTAAACGAACTCGCGGCGGACGGGTCGGCGGCAAAAGACGCCAGGCCGGCCGTTCGCATCGATCGGTCGCAGGCCAGTGTCCGGTACCGATACCTCTGTCCAAACGGACATATCGACTGGTCGCCCACCAACAACCACCTCTGGTGCAAGGGCTGTCGCCGGCGCTACGAGGCCGGTGACGAGGACGTCGACGCCGAGCACTACCACGTCGTCGACAAAAAGACGGGAGAGAAAATTGGCTGGGAGCGGGTCGAACTCGTATGAGGTCAGTCAGCCGTCACCGTCGCCAGGGTCGCATTTCCCTCGTCGAGCTGACCCTCAAAGTACTCACGAACTTCCTCGGGGATTTCCTCCTCATCGAGGAATTCCTCGACAAGTCCCCGAAGCACCTCGGCTTCACTCTTCTCCCGGCGCATCGCTGCGATCTTGAAGTCGCGTTTTTGCTCCGGGGTGAGGTTCGTCGCGACGCGTTCGGATCGTTCCATAAACGTGTGTTCCACGGTGTTACATATAATAATTACTCCACTGCCACTGAAACAGAAGATTACTGTTCCAAACTGGTTTGGAATAGATTTATTGTGTTCCGGTGGAACAGTGGAGGCGTGTAATGGGCGACGATCACATCACATTCCGCGCTGGGTCCGGTCTTAAAGAGAGGCTCGACGACCTGGCGGAGAAGTACGGGATGAAGCGAAGCCAACTGCTTCGCCTCATGCTCCAAGACTCGGTCGGTACAGTCGAACGCGACGGCCTCGACGCTGTCGCCGACGGCGACGAGACTGGCGAAAGCTGCGCCGAGGCGTAGCGCCCGTCACACGCACCGCTCACCAACTAAACTGCAGCCGGCCCGTTGCAGCGGGCCGACACAACCAGAAAGGCATGCTCACGCACGCTTCCCACCCGGATAGTTACAGACCGGTTGCCGGGCGTAAACCCTGGCTTACTGGTACGTATCCGGTTATCGCTCCTGACCACGCACACCGGCCGTCCACGTGTCCAAAGCCGACGCCCGGCGTGCGCAGGGAGCGTCCTGCGGCAGCCGTGCGAGCACGCCTGTACCCACAGGACAGTGTCAGACGATACACTCCACCGAGAAGATAGTACCGACACCGAGCAGCCCGACGAGCCCGCCGATCGCCCGACCGGCGCCGACGACCGCACGCGCTGGGATCGGGACATCCAGATCGGCGACGTCGTCCTCGATCTTGCCCAGGGGCGCCCCATGCAGGTCGTCGACCGGGCCGCCGACTCCGTCGCGATCTGGGAGCGGGCCAACGACTACGACCTGACCGGCAACTATGGCAACAGCCGGCTCGGGGCGACCGCCGAGGACGCCGTCTTCACGTGCGTCTACACCGGGAGTATCAAATCCGAACCGTCGAAGACCTACGACTTCCCGGAGAGCCGGCTGGCCCGGATCGAGACCGAGGCCGCTCACGGCGAGATTGTTCAGGAGACGTTCGCGATCGAGCTGCTGGCGGACATGGTCGAGGCCGCGGCCGACTGGGACGAGGACGGCATGGCGGCGAAGGTGACACTCGCCGCGAATCACGCCGGAGTGCCGAACAAAGTGGTCAACGCCGCCGGCGAGCTCGCCGCCGCCCGTACGGGCTACGCGTTCGTCGATGACGGGCAGGACAGCGCCCCCGACGGCCACCGCCTCGAGGACGCCGCGCCCGCCGAGGCCCCCGACGGGCCCGCGGATGAGGATGGCCCGATCCTGCTGGAGGACGAGACCGATGAGTGACGACAGCGTCCAGTGCTGTCGGGAGTGTAGGTCGGTTCACCTTCGGATTCGCTCACTGCGTGGGAGCCACTCGACGCTCGATGCCGGCGAGGGGCGGTATCGGTGTGCCGACTGCGGCGCGACGTTCGACGAGCCTGACGAACGCGAGCGAGCGACCGCGGGCGACGGTCTCAACGGCCTCGCGAAGCAACTGGACGAACTCGAAGTCGGCCACGATCCAGTCGGCGTCCAGGGAGGTGCCGACTAAGATGATCGCCGGTACGCTGGCGCTGCTCGAGGAGCCCGCCGACGAGCCCCTCGAGGACTACCACGCCCACGGCTTCGACACGCTCGACGTTCACGAGACCGTCCAGTACCTCGATGGCTCCACCGTCCAGCAGGGGCGGGCCGCCGGCACCGTCGACGGCTCCCAGGAGAAGATTCACGTCACGGGCGGCGACGTCGAGATCGAGCGCGTCGACGTGACTGAGCGCGTCTGGACCGAGTGGGTCGCCGACGTCACCGACGCGGGGTTCATCGTATCCGAGCGGACCCATGGCTCGGACCCGGAGTGGCCGTTCGACATGATCGAGGCGCGGACCGGCGTCCACGTCACGCCCGCGTACATCAGCGCCGGTGACTTCGTCTCCCGGCGTCAGCGGGCCGACGCCCTCGACGACGTCTGGTTCGCGGGCACGAAGGAGGAGACCGACTCCGATTTCGAGCCCGACAACGCCAAGATGGGCTACGGCGACGACGCCCTGCCCCACGATGCCATCCAGTCCGACATCGGCGTCGGCTTCTGGACCGAATGGGAGGGCCAGCACGTCAAGGGCGTCATCTACAACGCGGGCTACCTGGCGATCTACCAGCCCGATACGTGGGGCATCGAGCACTTCGCCCGGTTCGTTTGCGACGAGATCCTTCCGGTGACGGCCCGCATCGACCCCGACGAGCTCGAGCAGTCCGGGCAGTCCGAGCTCGGTGACGCAGCGGAGGACGAGGGAGGTGAGCCGGCGTGACGTTCGAACACGTCGCGAAGAGCCGGCGCGGTGCGGGCACCAGCCAGCCCGAAGCGTCGATCTACCCGAGCGGCCGGTTCCGACTGAATGCTGCGGCCGTCCGCGAGTGGTTCGACGACGTCGACGCCGTCGAGTTCTACGTCGACGACGAGTCGGACCGACTCGGCGTCGCACGGGGGGGGTCAGACGAAGACGCGTATCCGCTGACCTTCGGGGAGCACGGCGGGGCCGAGATATCCTTCCGGACGGTCCTCGGGCGGCTGGGCATCGACATCGAAGACCTCGACGAGACGGTTCATCTCGACCTCGAGCACGACCACGACGAGGGCCTGATCGTCAGCGACCTGGCCCCGCTGTATGAGGAGGCTGGTCGCGATGAGTGAGGCCGACGCCGGTCGGGGGGCGATGAACTCCAACCTGCGGGCGGCGTTCATGGCGATCGCCCAGCTCGACGGCTGCACCGTGAGCGTCGAGGACGACGGCGACCGCCTGGTCGTCGAGTGTACCGACCATGACGGCGACTACGAGATCGACGCCGGGCCCGTGCACGACGCCGTCCGCGAGCACGGCTGTGTCGTCGCGTCCTCGGGCTCGGACTTCCGGGCCGACCGGCACATCGTGGAGGTGACGGTCTGATGCCTGGGGATAATTCCACGCCCGACGCGGAGCGAAACGGCTGCCAGGAGGAACGAGG